TGTTGTTCAACCAGAGCCTGAAAAAATGTTGAGTCAGTCGGAAGTGAATAAACTGGTTGGTAAGATACGCGAAGAAACAAAAGAGCGGACTTATCGAAAAGCAAGGCAGGAAATTATGGCAGAAATGCAAAATTTACAAGCCCCGACACAAAATCAAGAAATGAGTCAAGCAGCCCCAAGTTCTATGGGCGGCATGAGTTTTAATCCTGATTTGATTAGACAAATGATTGCTGAAGAAACAGCAAAACAAGCTCAAGCTATAAAAGAACAACATGCACATGAAATGCATAGGCAAAACGTAAATAAAATAGCATCAAGTTTTATTCAAAAAATGGAAGCTGGCAAAGAAAAGCACCCTGATTTTGAATCAAAAATTGCTATGTTAAATTTACCGTCAATTCCTGAAATTGTTCATCTTGCAGAAGGTGTTGATAATACCGCTGATGTAATGATGGATTTAGCAGAAAATCCACAGAAAATTAGCAGTTTATTAACGTTATACGCAAGAAATCCAACGTTAGCTCAGTCAGGTATGAACAAAATTAGCGAGTCAATAAAGAAAAATGACGTAGCTAAAAATATGGTTATGCCTTCGGATCCGTATCAAGCCATCAAACCCTCGGCGTCAGCAATTTCGGGTGATGGCGACTTAAGTGTGTCTGACTTACAGAAATTTTTTAGTAAGAAAAGATAAGTTCTTAGGCAAAGTCATCACCAATAAATTTTATTAATTTTTTGGAGATACTAAGATGGCTTTGCCAAATAATATTTTGCAGAATGTTGCGTTATACGCAAAAGCAGATTTAGCGTGGATGTTAAACGAGTTTGTAGCTATTGATGCTAGTAACAAAATGTTTCGTGATTTTAACAAACGTAGCGGCAACTTAGGTGACACAATCACTTTTGATATTGCGCCGCGTTATTTGTCTTATAATGGTCTTGTTGTTACTCAGCAACCATCCGTTCAACGTGTTGTCAATTTAACATGTTCTCAAGCAAACAACGTTACTTCTTCATACGATGATCAACAATTTATTTTTAACGTAGAGCAATATATTGATCGATTTGGCATGGCTGGTGCTAAAGAGTTAGGATCAAGCATTGAACAAGATATTCTTCGCAATATCATTTCCGGCGTTAGAATTAACGATCCTCAAAATGCTAATTACGGTCAATTGCAAACAAATAGCGGTCCTTATCGTTTTTACGGAAATGGAATTGATCCTATTAATTCTTTTACTCAATTAGCGCAAGCAGTAGCTAACTTTGAAGATTTTGGTGCAGCTAAAGATAATTTAATGGGCATTTTACCACGCACGTACATTCCTTCAATTGTGGGTAGTGGTTTAAATCAATTTGCTTTGGATCGAAACAATGATTTAGCTAAAAATTGGATGCTAGGTGATTTTTCTGGTTGTAAATGGGCTACTTCTAATTTGCTTCCGGTTCATGAAGCAGGTACGGTTGGTGAAGCAAACACGACTTTAACGCTTGTCAGCACTAATGATCCTACTGGGGCAAACGTTACGGAATTGACATTTTCTGGCGCAACTATTAACGATTCTAACGCAATCAAAGCCGGTGATATGGGACAATTCCAAGACAACGTTGGTTCATTACCAAATTTACGTTTTAGAACTTTTATTGGTCATACCGTGTCAAGTCAACCTGTTCAATTCAGAGTTTTAAATGATGATGGTGCAAACGGCAGTGGAAATGTAACTTTTCAAGTTTCTCCTCCATTAGTTTGGGCGCAAAACCAAAATCAAAATTTAAATGTTCCATTACAAGCTGGCATGCAAGTTAAAATTCTTCCATCACACAAAGCTGGTGTTTTAATGTCTGGCAATCCATTGTATTTGGCTATGCCACAATTACCAGATTTACGTCCTTACGATTCTGTGACAGAAACTGACAAAGATAGCGGCGCATCAATCCGCCATTATTTTGGTTCTGGCTTAGGTAACAATACTCGTATCTACGTAAGAGATTGTATCTGGGGCTCTACAATGGTTCAAGAAAACGGAATGCGATTAGTGTTTCCAATCTAACGTAGTTATTTGCGGGTTTTAATTTTAAAACCCGCTTAATTAATCTAATAAATAAAAGGTGAAATATGACAAACGGCGTACCGATTCAAAATTTACCCTACATTGCAACACAAGGTTTAGAATCAGCTTGGGCTAGCAATACAACTTTAACGGTTGCAGCAGGTCAAACACGCGATTCAACAAACGTTTTTGACATGGTGTTATCTGAGGCTGTTACTGTAAATTCAGCAGTAACAGGTTTAAATGGTTTAGACACCGGAACTTTTGCAGCTAGCAAATTGTATCGATTGTTTTTGATTAGTGATCCAGTTAGTGGTTTGCCTACTGGCGCTATGATTTCTGAATCAGATATTCCTACTATGCCATTGGGTTATGGTGTTTATAAAATTATTGGTTATTGGGCAACAAATGGCTCTACTCAATTTATTTTAGGTTACAATTCTGGCAGTTTAAGTCGTCGTAAATTTATGTATGATGCTCCTGTGGCTACTGCGGTAACGGCTGGTAACGCAACATCTTACACGGCTGTAGCTTTAACAAACTTTGTTCCGGCAATTGAAAATACACCAGCATACATTAGTTATGCATTTACGCCGGGTGCAGCTTCTCGTACTTTAAAATTAACTCCGGGCAATGGAACTGGTGATGCTGTTACAATAACAGGTCAAGTAACATCTGTTGTAGTTTCTGGCGTTGCGCAAGTGTTATCTAAAGTAACAACTAGTGTTCCTGAAATTGATTATAAAGTTGCAAACTCAGGTGATGCTGTTGCTTTAAACGTAGCTGGTTATGAGTATGATGTTTAAGGAATAAAATATGTCTTATCCAGCAATTCAATTAATTAATAGAGCTTGGGTGTTAAGCGGTATTGTAGGCAAAAACCTGCAAAACACGCAAGGCAATCAAGCTAGTGATGGTTTATTTTTATTAAATGAATTGCTGGAATTTAAAGCGATTGATGTTAATTTAATTCCTTATTTTAAACATGTTGAATTAACATTAAATGCTAATCAAGAAACATATTTTGTTTCTAATTTAGTTTTTTTGGAATCAATGACGTTTAATATTGGTTCTGTTCGTTATTCAATGCAAAAAACATTAAGACAAGAATACTGGGGAACAAGCAAAGCGTTAGATATTCAGTCATTACCATTTCAATATCATTTTGAACGGGTAAAAGGTGGCGCAAATGTTTATGTGTATTTTACTCCAAATCAACAATACGTTTCCAATTTAACTGGAAAATTTGGTTTAACTGACGTTTCTTTGCAAACAGATTTATCTTTAACGTATGACGGCGCTTATATAAGTTATTTGCGTTATGAATTAGCCAATTTTATGTGTAATGAATATGGCGTTCCATTTCCAGAACGTCATGAAAGAACATTAATTTCAATGAGAAACATGCTAAACAATCAATCGCCGCCTGATTTAAGCATGAAAAAAAGTTCAACATTAAGCAACAATTATGGCATTAATTACGGAGTTGTCAATATTTGCAATGGCTGGTTGCCTAGCGGGAGTCGATAATGCAAAGTCGCATTAAAGAAATTCCTATTAAAATGGTAGGCGGTTCGACTTTTGGCCGATATCCTAAAATTAACATTGAACAAACTTACAACATGATTGTAAGTGATGATGCTTTAGTTGATTACGGCGGATTCAAAGCAATTATTAACACAGGAATAAATGGTAAAGGTCGTGGAGAATTTACTAGTTTACGAGCTGAAAAAGCTTATGCGTGCGTTGGCAATGGGATTTTTTCAATAGACGCAAACAATAATTATACTAGAATTGCAACAATATCAACGTCAAATGGTGATGTTTTTTTTGCAGAAAATGAAAAAAAAGAAATTGCGATATGTGACAAGTTAAACATATATATATACAATTATGGTAATAATACTTTTCAAATAGCATCGGAATCAAATGGCGTTCCGCTTGATTTTAGGCCCGGATATGTGACTTATCAAAATGGCCGATTTATTACGGTAGCATTATCAACTAATGATTCTGACGTTGCGCAATGGCGATTAGGATCATTAACTAATTCAGTTTATTTTCCTTCTGATTCACAAAGTATTGGGTTGTTTCAGTCAAAAGGCGATATGCCAGTAGCTGCTTTTCCTATTCCGGGCGGTGGAAATGTTTTGATTGTCATGGGTTCTACTAGCGGCGAAATTTATTATAATGTAGCGTCGTCGGCTTTATTTCCTTATCAGCGTAGTACTAACTCTAGTTTTGACTATGGATTGTTAAACGCATCCACTCTTGATTTTGGCGACAATTTTGCTGTTTGGTTAGGTTATAATGAAAAATCTGCACCTGTTGTGATGTTTTCTGACGGTAAAAATCCGCAATCAATATCCACTGACGGTATTGATTATAAAATGGCATCATTAGTTAATCCAAAAAAATGTTTTGGATTTTTGTTAAAGCAAGATGGCCATTGGATTTATCAATTTACTTTTTACGATCCAGCCGATAATTTTAGTATGATTTATGATTTTAAATCAAAAAAATTTAGCAACGTAAGCGATGAAAACTTAAATTATCACCCAGCCAAAAAAGCTAGTTATTTAAATAATCAATATTATTTTGTTAGTTTTAATGACAACAAAATATATCAATTTGGGTCACAATACACAACTTACGATTACGGTACTAAAAACAAAGAAATTCCAAGAATTAGGATTACTCCATATGTTCGAGACAGTAAAACTAATCAATTTATTTGCCGATACGTATCTTTTCCGATGGAAATGGGTTTAAGTCATCGGTATAACTCAGTATACAGAATTATTGTAATTAATGGCGGGTCAAATTATACTGAAGCATCTGTTCAATTTGTGTGTGATAGCGGGTATAATGCTAAAGCAGAAGCCGTAATTGTTGATGGTGTTATTACAGAAATTAACATTACAAATCATGGGCAAAATTATTTATCCACCCCCATTATTATTATTAATGGTGATGGAGAAGGGGCTGAGGCAATTGCTGTATTAGACAACATAGCGCCAAGGGTAGATTTGTCTGTATCTAATGACGGTGGGCAAACATTTAGCAGTTCTGTAGGGATGTTTATGCATGAATTAGCTAAACGAAAAAACAAATTTATTTATTATCAATTGGGTTGGTCAAATGAAATGGTTTTTCAATTTAGGTTTTGGAGCTTTGACCGATTTGTAATTAGAGATGGAATAGCGGGGATAGAATGATTATACCAACTTTTTCAGGTGATGCAATTGTTCAATCAGACGGCATGCCAACATCTGAATTTAAAAATTGGATTGATCAGCTAATATTAACATTGCAGCAAAACGCTGGGACTGAAGGGCTTACGCCTAGTTCATTGACCAGCAATGACATTAGCACAATTGAAGCTAGTGACGTAAAACAAAATGGGACATTTATTTATGATAACGAAAATCACGAAATGAAAGTTAACATAAATGGAACATTTAAAACTATACAAGTTATATAAGGGGTATTTATGAGTAATTGGTACGATCCATTTGGGTTATTTACGGATAGTTATGAAGATCCGTCCAAAAAGGCTTTACCGTATTTACAACAAATACCTGATGCTATTAAACCATATTATCAACCTTATATGGATGCTGGTACATCGTCGTTAGCAACATTGCAAGACCAATACAATATGTTGTTAAATGATCCAACAATTATGATGAATAAAATTGGCAACAGTTATACTGCTTCACCTGGGTATCAATACAATGTTAATCAAGCAACAAATGCTGCAAATAATGCTGCTGCTGCTGGTGGGTATTTAGGTTCTCCTGCTGAACAAGAAAATTTAGCTAGTCAAATAGCTGGAATATCAAGCCAAGATTATAATACTTATATGCAACAAGCTTTAGCTCAATATGGTTTGGGATTACAAGGCACAAGCGACTTAAACACAATGGGATATAAGGCCAATACTGGGTACGCTGGCGAGTTGTCAGATGTATTAAATTCAGAGGCTAATTTATCTTATGCTGGCACACAAGGTAAGAATGCTAATGATGCGGCTAAAATGAATAATTGGTTAAAATTAGCTGGCATGGGATTGGGATACAAAATGGGCAGTCCTGCCGTTGCAATAGGTAAAATATAATAAGGTAATAATATGGCTGTATTAAATTTTGCTGTGCCGACAAGTCCTTATCAAGGTTTAGCAGATTCGTTATATAACAGTTATGCTGCTGGCGTTAAAGCTAAGCAAGATATGCTGTCTTTTCCTGAACAGCTAAAACAATTACAGTTAAATACAAAATTATTAGAAACAAAACAACAATATGCTGACCCATTAGCTCAAGCTGATTTGACCCAACAACAAGTGTTAGCTCAATATGCTCAACCTAATGCTGCAGCCGATTTACAAAAAACACAATTAGCCAACGCGTTGGCTGAAATTACCAATCGTTACGCGCCAAGAAAAAATGAAGCAGATATTGGATCTACTGAATTATCTAATCAAGTAAGTAGAATTGGATTAAAAACATTACCGGAAATGAATCAAGCTGCGTTAGAAAAAGCTTTATTAGGCAATAAAGAAGCTAATATCAATTTGCAAACCTTAAGTGATAAAAATTTAGCTGATATTGCCGAAGCTAAAGCAAGAGCGCAATACATGGGGATGGGTGGCGGCAAAGGCGGCGTTGTTGCTAGCAATTTAGGTATTTTAAGATCAGCCATAGATCGACAATATCCAAATGCAACACCCGAACAAAAAAATGCTTATTATGATGCTTATTTGTCAGGAAATTATGAAACAACACCAGATGGAACACCAATCCCAACGCCATATGGAGAAGTGCAAACAGCTTTAGATGCTATTTTGCATAGCACCAATACTACTATGGCGCAAAATCAAATGAGATTTGCGGCAACATTAGATACGTTGTTTAAAAATGCCGATCCAATTGCCGAAAAAGCGTTTAAATTTGCTGGAATGGCCAGAGATGCCAAATTAGGAATTGATGCGTTAGCAGCTCAAAGAGGAGCTAGTGATCCTGATTATTTAGCTTATTTACAATTTACAGATCAAGTTATTCCATCAATGGTTAGTGAAATACTTCGTACTGGCGGTTCTAATAGTACAGATTCTCAAAAACTGTTAGCTATTCAAGAAACCAATCCTATTCAAAGACGAAACAATCCTGAATTAGCTATGCAACAATGGAAATTCTTGGAAGATACTTATAAAAAATTAAGCAAAACTATTGCGCAATCTCCATCGGCAACTAGAGCAAATTTATTAAGTAATGATTCAAATACGTCATTATCAACAAAAGATAATTCTAATCGTGGAACTTTTGAAAATCCGATTAAATTAATTTTTGATCCTGTGACTAAAAGAGTTGTTGAGGACAAATCATGATATATCAATTTAATGGTAAATATTATGATTTACCAAACAATATAACAAATGATCAATTAAACGATTTTTTTAATGAAAAAAATAATTTATCTAATTCTAAACAACAATTTCAACAACCAACAACGCAACCATCAAATTCAATGAATTCTATTTGGCAACGCAAAAAAGCTATTGAGCAATTAACTGGCGGAAACCGAACAGGATTTGACACTTTAAGAGACGCTAGTTACGGCGCAGCAACTGGAATATTAAATTTAGGCAATTTAATTAATCAAGGTGAAACTGGCTTAGTTAATTTGTTTAGAAAAGATAAATTAACACCAGTAAAAAATAACATTGATTGGGAAAAAGAACTATCAGGTTTAGCGTCTCCTAATCAAAGCATTGGTGGTGAAATAATTAAAGGCATAGGTCAATATGCTCCTGTAGGCGCTGCTGTAGCACTTTCCGGCGGTGCGGCTATTCCATTATTACTTGGTGGCGCTGTTTCTGGCGCTGCAAATGCAAAACCGAATCAATCTAATTTAGATTTATTTGGATTTATTCCAGATGGATTATTGCCAGAAGGTCAAACTGGTGCAGCTATTGAAGGAGCTGGGTTAAATGTTATTCCGTTTGGATTAGGTAAAGCTTTAGAAAAATTAAGACCCTCAAAAATGTTTCGTGGTCAATTGTCGCCGGAAGAGTTGCAAGCCAATGTTGAAGCAACAAAAGGCACAGAAACTCCGTTATCAGATGTTATTCGATCGCCAAAATTAAAAAAACTTTATGAAAATAAAATAGCATCAATTCCTTTATCTGGAGCAGATGAAAGCTTTTTAAGAACTGGCAAACAAATAGAAACAAAAGGTTATGATATTTTGTCTGATCTATTAGGAGACAATAAGCCTACCAATGTTCCTCAAGATTTAGCGGATGAACTTAATAGACAATATTATTTAAGAAGAATTGAAAAAAATTCTTATTATGATGATTTTAATCAAGCAGCAGATCAATCTGGTATTAATTTAGCTTTACCAACTTTTGCAAATAAAGCTAAAGAATATGCAGACGCAATAGAATCAACAAATTTATTAAAAACAGAACCTGAAGCTAATGCTTTATTTAAAAAATTGCAAAATTATAAAAATCCAGTAAAAGAAAGTGATGACACTTTATATGTAGATGCCGCCGGAAATGCTGATAATAAATTGTTCCCTTCTTACAAAGAAGCCAACTTGTTAAAAGGTCATTTAAACGAAATGGCTAAAAAAGCTTTACAATCTACTGATATTGGCCAAAGAAATTTATCTGGAGTTTTTTCTAATTTAGCCAAATCAATAAAAACCGACATTAAGGATAGTTTAAAAGATAGACCAAATATTTTAAAAAAATATAACAATGCAGAAGAAAATTATGCTAAAAACTTTTCGCCATTTTTAGATAAACAAATATATAAATTTATTGGCGGAGACGCAAATCCAGAAAAAATAGTAACGGAATTTATTAAAACAAGCAAAAATGAAGATTTAGCTGATAACTTAACCAAATTATCATCAAAAATGCCAGAAGAACAAAAGAATTTGCTTGGATATGCTTATTTATCAAGAGCATTGGACAATGAATCTAAATTAAATCCTGCGGCGCTGGCTACCGCAATAGAAAAATTAGGACCTCGGCAATTAGAAGCATTGTTTAGCAATGATGAAACAAGAAAAAACATATTAAATTATAAAAAACTAGTAAAGCTTAATCCTGAAGCATTATCTGTAATGTATAACCCTAAAACAGGAAATAGATTAAAAGGATTAGTATCATTATTAGCAGCAACAAATTTAGGCGGATTAGTTAACGGTCCACTAACTGCAGCGGCAATAGGTGGTGGGACTATGGGCGCATCAAGATTAGCGACAAAGTACTTAACAAACGAAAATGTTAGAAATAAATTAGTAGCTGAAATGATTAAAAATCAAAACAAATTTGATAAACCTCAAATTAATCAATCATTAGCTGCTGCGTTGCAATCATTAGCATTAAGACAACAAGGAAATCAATAAAATGGCAATCACTCGATTTGTAGCTGCACCTAGCCTTGAAATGTATTTTGTTGACAAAACAACTGGTGAGCCATTATCAAACGGAACTATTACTTTTTATAAAGATAATGACAGATCAGTATTAAAAGACGTTTATCAATTAAGTGGATTGCCACCTTATAGCGTTGATTCATTTGTAACATTACCTAATCCATTAACTTTAAGTTCTTCTGGCACAATAGTAAATGAAAACGGAGACAACGTAATTCCTTATTTTTTTCCTTATGAAGGCACACCAACTAATACAACTAATGCTATTGAGCTATACTATATTGTAATTGAAAGCGAAGAAGGCACAGAACAATTTACTAGAGAAGCGTGGCCACCAAATGCCACAAGTTCTGAGTCTAATGTTGTAGTTAATGACATATACAATTATATTCCTAACGGTCAATTTTTAGCGCATACAAATATTTCAGCATCAAGTATTGGCAGCCCTGATGGAATAGTAACTGAAGCTATTACGCCAATTGCGCAAGGTGGTTGGTATTTTTATCAAAATGAAAGTACAACATCAGTTAACAAAGTTTTTTTTACGCAAGAAACTTCTTTTCAAGAAGATCAGCCAACTAGCAACCCACGATACGCTGCTAATATTGTTTGTTCTGGAATTGATTTAACAGATACAGTAAAAGATTTAAGAATTAAATTTCAAAACGTTAACAAATTTGGTTCAGCCGATTTAACTGATGTTTTTACGTTTTCTATTACTGGAAAGACAACAAACTTTTTTAATTCATTAAATGTTTATTTAATTAAAAATTACGGAACTGGTGGCAGTCCGCAAACAGAACAAATTGTGGGTTCTTTGTCATTTGATACATTTTATCAAATAAACAACGTTACTTTTCCTTTTGGCGCAAATACAGATAAAACAATTGGAACATTAAATGATGATTACGTTGAAATAGCCATTAGGTTTCCATTAAATACTACGTTTGATATTACTGTTACAGATGCAGTATTAACGCACGGAAATGTAACCATTACAGCATTTCCAGATCAAACCAATGCTGATATGTTAGCAAGAAGCATTGCCGGATGGATGCCGACTCCTGCTGAAAATGGCGCAGATTTGTATTTGCCTGTAGTTTTGACTAAAGAAGGCATGAAATACGATGATTCAGCAATTGGTGATATTGTCGCAAAAAACAATATTGATTATTTTGATGGTTCAATTAGCACTAAAAGCAATGAATTATTAGCTTATGGCGATACTTACAAAACAAGTGATTATTCTCCGTTAGGAATTCCTTATTCAAGATATCAATCAAAACTTTACAACACAACGTTAAAAGCCCCAATTTATGGTAGTGGCCCTGCTTTTGTAGATACTTATGTCAATACGACGGTGTCTAATGCTTTAAGAATTACAACAAATACGCCCGGATCAGCGTCTGGAGCATCTGATGTATCAACTACTATAGTATTTTCAAATATACATACTGGTGCAAATTATGGCGTGCTAGCTTATGTTTACCAAGCAACATCCATATTAGTTGTAGATGATGGATATGGCGCTGCTCCAGCCAATGCTAACGCGCATACAAGTGGCTTTACTATTACCACAGTTACAAACAATGCTTTAGTAAGGCAATCATTTACAATTACTGGAATTACTTCAGCATCTGCGCTTGCAACTGGAGGAACTGCAAAATATTTTACATTTACTAATTCGGCATCTGGAAGTTATTACGTTTGGTTTCAAGTAACATCTGAAACAGATCCTGCACCGGGTGGAACTGGTATTAAAGTTAACTTAACATCAACGGATGATGCTACTGAAGTAACAAGAATTATTAGAGAAACAGTTTCAGGTTATCAAATTACCAAAGGTGTTGTACCTGCAGGTTCTGCTATTCCAGCTGGTTCTTATTTTACTTTTAGTTCTCCAACGGTTAATTATGTTGCTTGGTTTAAAGTATCTGGATCTGGTAATAATCCAAATGTGCCTGGACGAATAGCTATACAAATTAATATTGAATCAACTGACACAAATGCTCAGGTAACTGATAAAATTAGAATAACATTAAATTCTGAATATTTTGCAACGCCTAATTTGCGCGGATTGTTTTTGCGCGGTATTGATACGAGTAACATTAATGATCCAGGCAAAAGATATGGAATATTATCAACTTCATTTGGTCCGGAATTAGGAACTTTTGAATTAGATGAGTTTTCGTCTCATACTCACACAGGAGCAGCTCAAAATGTTCGTTTATTTCCAGTAGGTAGTTCTGGATCTGGTGATTTTTGGCAAAATTTTGGCGGAAGTACATTGCCAGTTAGTATTAGTTCTACTGGTTCCTCTGAAACAAGACCAGTAAACGCTGGTGTAATTTGGGCAGTTAAATATTAATTAATTTAAATTCTGTAAATGAGGTAAATATGCGTAGATTTATTATGACAAGAGACATTAATGGCTATAATGGTTTTGGTTTACCTTTTTCTGATAATTTAGTTCAATTAACATTAGCTGCTGATGAAGCTCAACAAATTACGGTGCCAAAAAGTAATTTGGCCGGTTATCCTAATGTACTAGCTGTGTTCTCATTTGAGCCAGGCAGCATGGTATGGGTTGCATTAAATGATACAGCTGAAGCTCCAACAGGCGCTGCTGTAAATACTACTTCTGAAGGATTGCCAGCTGCAAGATTAATTGAATTTAATGCAGCAACAGAAACAAATACATTAAGTTTTATAACTAATGACACAAGTGCCGAAGTAGGAGTGGCGTTTTATGCCGTTCAATAAGGGATTTCAATTTGGCATTAAAGAAAATCCTTTAATTAAAAGTGTATATAATCAAATATCGGAATTGGGAGAATTAAACCCACCACCTCCGTCATTATTTATTATTACAGAAAATTCGGAATTAATGCTTAATGAAGATGGCAACAACAATTTAATTACTCAATAGGTGATATTATGGCTGACGGCATAAAATTTAGTCAATTTACAGATGGCGGAGCAATACAAGCGGGTGACAAAGCCGTTGGTTTAAGGTCAGGCTCAAATTATCAATTTGATTTGGCATCCGATACCGATGCTTTGCCAGAAGGCAGCAATAATTTATATGCCACTACCGATGGCGGAACAACGGATAATTTAGTTGATTTGCCAACTATTACCAATTTGCAAGATCAGATTGATGCAATTGATTTGCAACAAGTGTATGATCAGGGTGATGGAACGATAACTCTTGCTGCCGGTAAACCATTTGAATTAAATTCAACAGTTGCTGGAATGAAATTGCCTGCAATGACTGATGCACAATATAATGCTATATCTGTGCTAAACAATGGCGAAATGGCTTGGTCAACCGATCAAGATCGAATTTTAATTAATGCTGGTACATCCGTATCAAAAACCATTGAATCTGTAGCATATCTTAGTGATATTGCGTCCATTACCGACGATGCTGTTTATGGCGAAATGATTTGTCTTGCAAATACAACGCCAACAACAATTACCACAGCAAATACTCCCGTAAAAGTAGATACAAATTTTGCAACAGGTGCGGTAAGCGGATTTACTTATGTTTCAGGCAGATTAACATATGTTGGCACAACAACAAGAGCTGTTAAAGTAACGGCAACATTAACAGCAACATTTAACGGATCATCTAATAATGCAACATTTTATATTGCTTTAGATGGTAGTCCTATTGCTAAGTCAGCACAAACAAACTTTTTTGGCGGTGTAACTCCTGCAGCGCAATCTGATCCAGTGCAAGTTATTATTCCAGCTTTAGCACCTAATCAATATTTAGAATTGTGGGTAGAAAATGATGATAATTCAGATGATATTATTGTTCAAGATGTAAACTTTAGTGTTACATCTATTGGCGGCATATCGTATGGCGGTGTTACCGTAGTTGGTGAAGACTATTTGTCATTAACTGGACAACAAATTACAGCTAATCCAGTAAATGTAAGTAATACGAATATTACCGGAATTTTAAAAGAAGCTAGTTTTCCAGCTTTAAATGGGGACGTTACTACTGTAGCAGGTGATCTTACTTCAACTATTGCAAATCAAGCAGTTACATATGCAAAAATTCAAAATGTTAGTGCTACATCTAGATTGCTTGGCAGATATGACACAGGATCAGGTTCAGTTCAAGAAATTAAATTAGGCACAAATTTGTCTTTATCAGGCGACACTTTAAATGCATCAGGATCGTCATCGTCATCTTCATATGGTGAGATGTACATTGCTCCAAACAATACGTTAGCAACAACAATAACCGCTAATGCATGGACTAAAGTTTCAGCTGGATCTGGGCCAGCACCTGATTTTAGTTTTTATAATGCAGGAATATTAAATAATTTTACTTTTGCTAATGGGCGGTTAACATATACCGGAGGATCCACAATAAATGTTCTTGTTACCATGACTGGAGCCGGATTTTTATCTTCTGGAAGTGCAGAAATTATTGATTATATATTTTTTAAAAATGGAAATACGGCAATAACAGGGTCATCTTTAAATGCAGCAGTATTTTCTGTAGGAACGTCAACAACGGCTGCACAAAGTTTATCCACTCAAGGCACGTTTTCTTTGTCAACTAATGATTATATTGAATTGTTTTGTAAAAACACTACTGTAGCTAATCCTATTTTTAAGTATGCCAATATTTTTATTAAAGAAATCTAAGGATTAAATTATGTTGCCAAGAGTCAATCAAGTTCCACGTGTAACATCGGCTCAAGAAAGCGGGTTAACATCCATTGCTGGAACTATGGCATATAACACAACGCTTGATTTGCTGCGAGTAATGAACAATGCCGGATCTTTAAAATCTTTGCCATATGCGGACGGCACTGGTGCTAGCGGAACATGGGGCATTAATATTTCTGGTAATGCGGCGACAGCGACAACCGCCACAACTGCAACAGGTTTAAATATTTCTGGCACTGGTACACGTTTTGGTTCTATTACGTCAACAAGTACGGGCGGGGGTGAGGCCAGTCTAAGGCTATCTAGAAAAGATTTAGATGGCTTGATTGCAATAAAATATTTGGCGGATGGCGCAACAGAATATGAAGTCGGCGTTGATTCGGGTAGTTCTTATTACACAATTAAAAACGCATCTAATCAATTTATTTTTTATTTGGGTCAATTAGGCGATTTAATTATTCCAAGTTTAACTGGCGCCGTCGTAACAACTGGATCAGGTGGTGGAATTGGTTCTGTCACAGGAACGGCTAATCAGGTTTTAAGAATTAGCGGCACAAATACTGCGACTTTTGGTGCTGTAGATATATCTAGTACTGATGCTGTTACTGGCACGCTAACGGTTGCTAATGGCGGAACAGGACAGACGTCATATACTAACGGTCAATTGTTAATAGGCAATACAACCGGAAATACGCTGACAAAAGCAACATTAACCGGAACTGCAAGTCAAATTACAGTGACTAATGGCGCGGGCAGCATTACGTTGTCTTTACCGCAAAACATTGCTACAACGTCAGCTCCTACGTTTATCGGCCAAACATATACGGGGTATTCTGCGGGATCAACAACCGGTATTGTAAATTTTAGCACCGCAACAAATGGTCTTGCATATATAACTATTGGCAATTTAGGCCGTGTGATTGGTACAGAAGCAACTACCGGCGATTTTATTATTAATCGCAATATTACTTATGACGGCACCACTTATCGTTATTTGAATACCGGTGCTGGGGCGCAAGTTTGTTTAACAACCGGCACTGTGATTTTAAAAACGACGGCATCTGGTACAGGTGGAAATAC